CAACTCGCTGCGGTAAATCGTGCCGCTGTCCCCCGGACGATATTCCACGTACACCGCCGCGCCTTTGCCGGTATTGCGCCGCTGCGCCACCTGCAACAACAACGTCTCGATGCCGTTGATCGCCGTCTGCACCGTCGCGAATGTTGCAGCCACCACCGCCAGCACCACCGATTCGCTGACGTTGCGCTGCAACACGGACGTAATCTCGCCGCCGTCGCGCATCTGCGACAGCACTGCCGCCACTTCCGGTTCCGGCGTCACCGGCGCGTAATTCTCGGCTAGGTAAAAGGAATTCGTGCCCCCGGTCAGGTTTATCGTCGTCGTGCCATCGGTCAGTCGCAGGATCATATCCGCCTCTATCCCTGGTGTTGTTGGATCAGCGCGACCACCCGCCGCGCCAGCAGCTCGATGTCCACCGAGTTATTCAACGCCGTCACCGGCATATTCAATTCCACTGTGCGTTGGTCGTAATTCCCGCCATTGTTGACATTGCTGGCCGGCGCAATCGTCGGGGATAGCGCCGGCGCATTGACGCCCTGCATAAGCGCTGACAACGTTAAGCGTCCGGTATTCAGTTGCATGTTGCCGTCGCTCACCTTAGTCGCTACATCTACCTCCACCGGATGTGTAGCTGCATATTCGACCAGGTCTTGTATGCCATAGTACAGGCGTAGTTGCGGCGAGCCGAATTGGGTGGATTTGTCGCCGGTTTGTCTGACGTGGATCTCAATATCTTTATAGGAGGGAAGATTGTTAATCGCCGTCCCGATCTTCTCAATCTCGCTGGATGCGGCACTGCTGGCTCCCTGTACTTGTCCGCTCATGGTTTCTGCCGCTCCCCCCATGCTGGTGAACCCACCTTCAATGACACCGGCAGAAGTCTCTGCGCTTTCTCCCATTAACGTCATTCGTTCATCGAAAGCGGCGCTGGTGGTCTCTGTTTGCGCCTGCGCATTCTGCCATGCGGTAATTTCGCGCTGTGTCGCCGCTTCCTCGCGCGCTGACAATGTCTCGCTCTCTGTCCCGATATTCTGGATGAAGCTAACAATCTGGTCAGCGCTGGTCTGTCCGCCAGCAGCCCAGTCAGAATACATTCCCAGTAGGGCATCGGTGGTCAACTGTGTGTCATCCACCGTCAAGCCAAATTCTGTGGAGATGGCGGCTTTCATGCCGGTGGCCTGGTCTTTAGTGATTTGCCCCAACGCCAACATCTGATTGGTCTGATTCAGGAGCATATTCGCCAGGGCCGCTTGCTGCTCGGCCAGCATTTCAGCATTGCCCGACTTGTAGGCGTCTAAGGCTGACGCTACTCCAGATTTCACGTTGCCGGCGAATGTTTCCCAGGCGGCTTTTGCTCTCTGTGACATTTCCTCGGCTGTGACCGCCGCCGCAGTCGCCGCGTCACTCAGCGCGGCCATCTGTCCGGGCAAGGTGGCAACCGAGCCATTGAGCGCGTTGTAATTCCCCGTGGCGCCCTGGACCACCTCAGCGAGAGCCTGATACCCTGCCGGACTATTCGCGTTGACCAACATCACCTGCTCACTGGCAGAACGATATTGGTTGAGCGTCAACTCGCCATTGGCATACGCGGCTCCCAGCACATTGATCGCATCGCTTTGCATAGTGGAGAGCTGCGTTGTCAAACCCATCTGCACGGCCAGGGTCTGTTCGGCGCGGGCCGCCGCAGTTTGCGTAAGGTTGTAACTGCCCAATGTCGTGGTCAACTGCTTGTACAAGGCCGTGTTTTGCTCCGCGCTCAAGGTCACGGTGCGTTGCCCGGTTGCCAGCAGCGTATTCGCGTGAGCGGCTTTCTGCGCCGATTGCTCACTCAGCGCTATCGCGTAGCTGTACTGCTCCCACGACTCTGCCGATCCCAGGGCCATATCCTTGCTGCGTTCTGCTGAGAACGTCAATTCATCCACCGCGAAGACGCTGTTCTCAATCAGCGCCTTCGTGTCTACCACCTGCGCCCCTAACCAGTTGGTGCTGGTGGCTTGTTCGCTTACCGCTTGGTTCACTTCCTTAATCGCGGCCAGATAGTCTTCGTAGCTGCTGGCGGACTGGATCAAGGTATTGTTCAGTTCGTCAGCGCTCGCATTCAAGATGGTCTGATCGTCAATGAATAGCCGCGCCGCGCCACTGCTATCCATGTAAATGTCGCGCACCTCTGCTTGCTTGCTGAGATACGCATTGGCCGCTTCCGTGGCTGAAGCAGATTTCCCCGCAATCTCGTCGAGCTTTTGTCCCCACAGTCCCGCAACGGTGGTCGTCTGTTCCTGGATATCCTTGTGCAGTTGGATCGCCTTGTTCACCGCTACCAATGCAACGGCAAGCGCGCCCAGTCCGATCACAATCGGCCCCAACGCCGCCGACAATCCCAGAGAAGCCACTTCCGCCAATGTCGAGCCGCTGGCGAGCAACTGCATCCCGGCCACGGCTGAAGTCAGGACCGGCCCTAACGCGGCAATTACCGGCGCGAGCTTCACGAACGCGAAGTACCCGGTCCCGGCAACGGCGGCCAACGCCGTCAACTGTTCCACCGTCGCCACCAACTCTGGCGGCAATCCGCTGATGGCATCCATCACAGACACCACCGCATCGGCAATCTTCCCCGCTACGGCTACCACCTGCGGACCGTGCTCTGTGGCAAACTGGCCCACCCCCTGGGCCATCTTCGTCCACATCGGGATAAACTGCTCCCCTACCTGGATTTGCAATGTCTCCAGCGCGCCGGACATCGCCTCTTCGGCGCCGGCCAGTGTGTTGGCCCGCGCCGCCGCAATCTCCTGGGCCGAGCTGGCCCCGGCGATGGCTTGTTCCATTTCTGACCAGCCGGTTGCACCCTGGCCGAGCAGGATGTTTAGCGCCCGTTGTCCATCGCTGCCGGCCAGGATGTACACCAGCTCGTTGCGCCGTTCTTCGGTCATGCCCTGCAAAGCCGGGATCATATCGCCTATAATATCCGGTATCCGGCGCAGATGCCCCTCGTTGTCATACAGCGCCACTCCCAACTCGTTCCACGCTGCGCTAACCTTTTCTGTCGGTCGCAACATGCCATTGAGCATTGAGCGCAAGCTGGTGCCGGCCTCGCCGCCCTTGAGCGCATTCTGGCTCATCAACGCCAGCGCCGTGTTGGTGTCCTCCAGGCTATACCCAAACCCAGCCATCACGGTGGCCGCGTTCTGGTGTGCCGCTGCCAGGTCGGTCACTTCGGCCTTGCTCGCATCCGCCGTTTTTACAAAGTTGTCGGTGACGCGCGAGGCTTCACTGGTCGCCAGGCCATAAGTATCCAGCGTGCTGTTGACCAGACTGGCCGCCTGCGCCAGGTCCAGCGCGCTGGCGGCCTGCAAGTCAACGGAGCCGCGCAACGCTCCGCCCAGTTCGGCGGTTCCGGCCATATAGCCCTGCATATCGCCGAACACATCATTGACCGCCATGCCGCTCTTGAACATATCGGTCATCGCTACGGAGGCCTGGCTGGCGTCAACCCCTACCAGATTCAGGTCTCCGCCGACTGCAATTGCCGCGTCGTGGAGCGTCTCCAATGACGCGGTAGCCGGGTCAACGGATGTTCCCATGATCGCCATCTGCGATTCGAAGCCGGTTGCCGCCGTTTTCGTTTCGCTGTACAAGTCACGCAATCCACCGACCAACATTCCAATGCCCTGGGCAGCCAGGCTACCCAGGGTAAACTTGAATGTGTCATTCATGGATTTTTCCAGACCGACCAGAGCATCCTGCGCCTGTTTCGATCCGGTCTTGACGCCTTTTGCGTCAAGTTCGACTTTACCGTATGCGCTTCCTAATTCGACCGGCATTTACCAAACTCCATTTTCTGGCACTGACATCTTACGCGCGCGGGCGCGTAGTGATCCGACCGCTTGCTTTGCCGCTGGCTTTTTGTCGCCCCAGTTCACCGGCAGCTTTCTCCGAATGCGTCCCTCAATCTCACGCCCAACTGTCAGACAGGCCAGGTCAATCTGATAGGCCAGCCAGTTGTCGTCAACCTCAAGATAATCCGAAGGCCGCTGCCCGTATGTCGCCGCCAGGTTATGCAGGTTCCACAGGAGCCTTTTGTTTTGGACGAAAGGGTCGCAGCGACTCCGCATAGCGATTGCATTCGCGGAAGATCGCCAGCCGGTCAATGATCGGCAGTTCGCGCACGGCCAGAGTGGTTTCGGTAGATTCGTCGCCGATAGGCGGGTCAATGACGGCGGCCTTGACGACCAGGTTGATCGCCTCTTCGTATTGCCGGGCATTCTCCACCGTGATATTCTGCAAGCCGCGTTCCATCACCATGTTGACCTGCGCCGTGAGCGGCGTCGGAACGTCGCCCAGGATCGCCATATCCATCAAGCTGATTTGCTTCATCTTCACGGCTAAGCCGGAGGGCAACTGCATCTCCTCGCCGGTGGTACGTTGTTTGCGCCATGTCTGTAGATTCATAGGTGTCTCCTCGACAGTTAAGGGTAATTAACCGGCGTCTTCCGCGCCACTCGTGAACGTTTTTCCCCAGCTACCATCCATTAAGCAGTGCTGAAAACGCCGGTTAATGGCTTAGGTAGTCGGCAGCATGGTCGCCGTCTCGTTCTGGACGATGTCGAAGACGCCGTTGGTGCCATCGTCAATGCAGATGATGGACCCCATGTTCGACATCATGAACTCGCCATCGGCCAGATTCCCTTCCAGGCCGTTGGTCAGTTTGCACTTGTAGAGTTTTACGTGCACGTCATCGTCGCCATCGGCCAGGCTCTTCCCGTAGATTTTGAAGTAGGGGAAGCGCTCGGCGCCTTGACCCTTGAGGGTGTTTTTTCGGGTTGGCGTTGTTCCCGACTCGGTCACGGTACGCCCACTCATCAGCGCGTAGGCTTCCAGGCTGATGCCGCCTGCTTCCAGGCTGGCCTCCAGCGCATCCACCTCGCTCACTACGGCCACCGTCTTACCATCGCCGCGCAGCTCGCCGCTCACCAAACGCTCGGTGAAGGTCATCGTCTGCGCGTAGGGCAGATCCACCTGTACGGTTCCGCCCATATTCGTCAACTTGATGTCGTAAATGCCAAACGGCTTCTGTCCATAGCTGCCCATTGTTATGCCTCCTGCGTAATTTCAGGCGCAGTTTGTTGCGCCCCTAACAATTCCCGCGCCCGGAACACCCAGGCGCGAATCTGCTTCCGGCTGGCCCACAACGTCTTGTCCAGCCGGGCCATTCCTGCATCGTCCAGCGCCGCCAGGTCTGCCAGCGTAGCGATGCCGGCCAGCGCCAGCTCGGCGGCGCGCTGCTCCCCGATCCCGTCCAGGTTAATGAGCGGATCCATCGTCGCCACCGAGAAACGCCCGGCTGGTTCGGTTAACAACTCGGCGACCAGACCGGGATCGGCGACATCCTGGACAAACTCCGTCGAACGGCTCCACTCGTATGGCCCGATGATGCGCCTAACGATCTGCGGCCCGATATATCGAATGAGCATACAACACCCCTATGATGTTCAGCGCCGTGCGCTTCCACGGCGTCTCCTCAAGCAGAAACTCCGCCGCCTGACGCCCGACCTTGCGCGCGTTCTCCGGCTCCTCCACGCACCAGCGCAGCAGCTCCACCAGGTGCGCCATATCCGGCTCGGCCCAGTACCCCACGTCGCCCCATTCCGGGTACCCGTACTGCGCCGGCGAAATCCCTGCCGTGCGCAGGGGGATTCCCCACCGGTTGATCTCCTCTGACAACCCGCCGTACTCCGTCGCGATCACCGGCAGCCCGGTGGCCGCGGCCTCGCGCGGTGGCAATCCCCAACCCTCGCCGCGTGACGGGAAGACGAAGCAATCGGCGGTGGTGAGCATCTCGCGCAGCCTTGGCCGCTCGAACAACCCCGACACGATTTTCACGTTCTTATCGCGCGTCCCGGTAATGCCCGGCGGCAGATGGCGGAAGTGCAGGATCAACTGCACGTCGTCGCGGTCGCCGAAGGCCTGGCAGAAAGCGCGATAGGCCACATCCCACCCCTTGCGCCGGTCCGGGGTGCCGCTCCAGAGAAAAGTGTAGGGCAACTTCTCGTGTCGGCGCTCCAACGGCCAGTAGTCCTTCGCATCCACGCCCCAGCGGACGACCCGGATCGGGCGCGTCACCCCGTTGGCTTCGAATACCATCTTGTTCCAGTCGCAGGGAACCAGCACCAGCGCCGCGTGGCGATTGATCTTGTCAACCCACCCGGCGGGCAAGCGCGTGGCCTCAAACATCGTATAACTCACCAGCGGCGCGCCGCCCGTGTTAATCAAAGGCAGCCAATCGGGCGTGCACAACGCCACCGTGGGGGCGTCCATCTGCCAATGCTGTACATCGTCCAGCACCGGCTCGCCCAAATCCAGCGCGCGCACCCGGCCCGGCAGCGATTCCTGCAACGCCCCGGTGATCTTGATGGTGGCGTACCCGTAGCCGTCCAACGGCTGGTGAAACCCGGCAAACACAAATTGCTTCATCGCGCCTCCTACCGCAGCCGCGTCACCTGGTAGCGGCTGATGCTCAGCGAGCAGCTCAAAGTCGGATCGTACTGATCCAGAATGTCCCCGGCGTGGCGGATGTCCCACACGTGCTCCGCACCGGCGTGCTTACGGTGCAGTAGCGCGTACACCCGGGCCAGCGCCGCATCAATCGCCGTGTAGCCCTGGCGCTCGTAAAAATGCACCGTCACGAACTCCCGCGAGCCGGTCTCGAACGGCCCGACCGGGTCTTCGGCTTCCAACGACAGCAGCGCGCAGGGCTTGACCTCGCCGTTGGCGTCGAACGCCGCCGGCGTCAACTGCCGCGAAATCTCGGTGGCGCTGTACACACCCCCGGTCAATGTCGCCAACAACGTCATGTCGCCGGCCAGGATTGCCAGAATCGCGCTGCGAATGCTCATAGTCCGTTAATCCGATTTAACCGTCTTTTTCTCTGTGAAAATGTGCTTGCAGTCAAGCATCGGTACCCCATAGATGGGGCGATAAACGTCAGTTAAACAAATCCGCGTGATTACGCGCGTAATCAAACCTCGGGCAACGGCAACTGCTGCGTGGGCTGATCCTGCATCAGCGCATCCAGATCATCTTCGTCGCCCCATAACCACACGGCCAGGTTGTTGGCGATCCCCACGGCCAGGCTCACCGAGAAAGCATCCATCGGCATCACGCCCAACCACGAGGAAAAATCGTCCATCGCGCCCCACGGCTGCGTCCCGTCCAGCCAACCGCGCAGCCGATCCACAAACACGTCGTCGTCCATCAACACGGCGGTCTTGTAGCACAAGCATTGCACGTGAATCGGCAAAGATACCTCGCCCTTCTTGTAAACGTTCGTGCCGTTTTCACCGCTTACCACCACATCCTCACAGGCGCAGTTGATGCTGGGGTGGCTGGGGCTGAGGTTGATGGCTTCCTTCTCGACCCACGGCATCTTGCCGAACATGGAATCGGTCGCCATGTGATGCGCGATCTGGAACTCGTTGCGCGCCAGGCGCAGAGCGTTGTAGGCCACCCCCTGGCCGGCGCAGGCCGCGCCGCTGTATAACCCGGTCATATCGCCGGCGGCGATGTCGCTCTTGGTGCGTTTGTACAGGCGGGTGCTGGTCCAGCGCGGGCATTCTGCGCCGGCGCCGAGAAATCGCTCCAATTCTTTGGCGACCTTCCAGGCGCTATTGCCATCGGCGATCCCCTGCGCCAGCGTCGCCTGAATGCCCGACCACGACTGCTGATTGTGCTTCCAAAGCCGTTGGCTCAACACCAACCCATCCCCATACAACCGCCGGTTCGCCGCGTCCAACACGGCTTGCAACTGCGGGCGATACACCGCATCCAACTCCGGCTCGCCTGTCTGATCTTCATTTTGGATTTTAGATTTTGGATTTTGGATCCGCTCACCCGCCAGGCTTTCATTTTGGATTTTTGATTTTAGATTTTGGATCTGCTCCTCCGCTGACTCGCTGATCCGCTCATCCGCCCATTCACCATTCGTAATTCGCAATTCGCTGATTCGCTCACCCGTCGCCTCGCTCACCCGCCGATGCATCACCGCCATCCCGCCAAACGCCAGGCTCCCGGCCTGCCAGCGTGCCGTCTCGAAGAGGCGCGCCCATCCCTCGTAGAAGGCCTTCCACGCCGCCAGCATATCCCGCTGCGCCAGTAAATTTCCCAGGCCGTCGAGCTTTCCATCCTCGCCGGCGTATTTCACCAGGATGCTGCGGAACTCCGCCGCCAGGTCTATCAGGCGCGCGTGCGTCTGCCCGATGAAATACAGGTGCAGCCGCATCAATCCGGCCTGCTGCGCTTCCAGCGCCAGGTCTCCCGGAATATCATTCAGCGTCTTCTTGGTCGCCATTGACCCTCGCTAACAATCGCTCCGCCGTGTTGGCGGTCGCGTCCGGTGTGCCTTCGGCGGCATCGCCTGCCGGCTTCAACAATTCGTCCAAATCTACGTCCGGCAAGAAGCGCTGCAGCAGCGACCACACGGGCTCGTCGGGCATCCCCAACGCCCGCAGCCGCGCGCCGGCGTCCGCGATGTCGCGCAGGTCTGCCGGCTTCAACAGTCGTTTGGCCTTCCAGCGATATTCCACCGTCAGCGTCTCCGGCAGGATGCCGGCCAGCAGCCAGGCCAGCTCGAACAGGGGGCGCAGGATTTCCTTCTCTACCCACGGGCGCAGTTCTTCCAGCGCTTCGTCGTATTGTTCCTTCTGCTCCTGGAGCACGTCCCGGTTCAAATCCTGGCCGTAACCGAGCAGCGACATCGGCACCGGCGAGTCAATCCACCAGGTGCGGATGTGGTGCAGGATGTCCTCAATCTCGCCGAGCTTCGCATCTCCTTCAACCGTTTTGATCTCGGCCGTGCCGAAAAAGTCCTGGATGGCGGCCAGCGGCGAGTTCAGGATGTCAGCGTTAAGTACCTTGTATTCTTCAATCTGCGCCCCGGATGTGCCCTGCGGGAATTGATGGTTGTACTTCATCCCGGCGCGCGTCTTGCGCCGGGTCGCCACGTCCAGTTCACCTTCGGTGATGCGCTTCCACGCTCCGGTTGCGCTCTTGAACAGCGGGCGTCCGTAGCGCTGCCCCTCGTCGTGGCTCCAGCGCGCGTGGACGATTTGCCACTCCGCAAACCACAGCGCATCCGCCGGCGGTTTCCCGGTCTGGTACAGCGCGTCGCTCCACCAAAAGGCGCGGGTGGGGTCGTCGAATTTGTCCTGCTGATTTGAATTGCGGTACATTTCGAATGTTGGTTTGCGCGTCACCCCCACGATTTCCCGATCGGCGCTCACTTCCATTTCGAGGAACGAATCGCCGTCGCGCGCGCTCAACCTGATCCAATCGTCGAGCCGGCTCACCAGGTCGAGCCGGTCCATCAGCTCGGCGGCTATCCGATCCGCCTTGGCGCTCCCCGTCGTCACCGTCAGGCCCGCGCCCACCATATCGCGGGCCAGGGTGTGCAGCACCCCATCCGCGCGTGGGTCTTCCTCGTACATCCTGCGGCAGGTTTTGATGACCTCGCGCCGCGCCTGGTCTGCGCTGAGCCGCGACATATCCGCGCCGGCGCTCCCTTTGGGTTGCGGCGCTTCGGTCGCCGTCGTTTGGGTGGCGCGATTGCGGTCGCGCCACTGCTGCCACAATTGCGTGATCTGGCTGAGAATGCTCATCGCAGTAACCTCTGAATCATGGATTCGAGCCGCCCCAGGTTGCTCTCAATCGTGCTCATCACGATGGCGTATTTCCCGTTCAGCTCCAGGAACTTGCCGTAGAAGACCGTATGGCCTAACGAAATCACCAGGCGGTCGGCGCTGCCGGAGATCGTTGCTGTTTCGGTTTTCAACGCCGCCGCTCCCGAACTGACCTGGCCGAACAGCGCCGGCATCCCTAACCCGTCCACAGCGAAGAACAGCCCGCTGCGGGCGTTGCCGGTGCGATCTTCCCACTTCGCGCCGCTGCGCGCGGCGTTCTGGAGCGAGGCTCCCCAGTTGGCTGCTACCGCGTAGAGGGCGATCATGACATCCTGGCCATACTTCTCGATCTTCCGCCCCAAATCGCTGGGTGGCTTGACCCAACGGAACTTCAGCGCGTTACTCACTGCGCCACCTCGGCCTCGGCCACCACCGCCGCGCGGCGGTTCGGCCTGACGATGACCACCTCGTACAGCATGCCGGCGCCGTCGTTGAAGCGGTCGCCGGGCTGCACGTTGCCGTTTGTCCCGAAAAGCACCACCACGCGCCCGCGGCTTTCTCGGACCTGCCCGTCTTGCTGCACGATGCCCTGGCCGCCCAATCGCGCGATGCGCACGCTCTGCGCCGCCAACGTCGTCCCACCGCGCCGGATGACGATGCTCTGCGCGTTGTCACCGCGCACCGCCGCCAGGTCTGCCGCCGCCTGCGTCCAATCCATCATCAGAACAACTCCCCGCTTTCAGCGTAACGCGCCCGGCTCCCGACAATCCCCACCACGCGCTGCACCTGTTCCAGGTATTGCGCTTCCAGCGAACTCGCCGCTGCATTCAGCTTCTCCGAGGGCGACGAT